GCTGGCGAGGTCTACCTGGATAGTCTGCCCCAGCATGGCCGGGGTCACGATTTTATCTTTGTTGGTTCCAGCGGTCACCTCAGCCTGTGTGGCAAAGTCAATGGTCTGCGGATAGATAACGTAGGTAACTGTGCCATCGGTGACAGTAGTCCCTACGCCAGTCCATGCAGGTTCAACCGCCGCCGTAGTCCCTGATTTAGTCACTCTTGCGTAGGTGCCGGCGACCATGTTCGGACTTCTTACCACATTGTTCGTGGCAAGGTCTTTGTTAGGCTGCCAAAGAATATCAGCCCCGATAATATTCTGTATCGTCGCATTTAAATTTCTTTGGTAGTCCTGCCAGTCTTGAATCTTCGTTCCCTTGTCTCCGGCTTCGGTTGAAAGATGGAGATAGTCTTCGATGTTGGATTTAAATTTTTCAATGCTCATTATGTATCATCCTCATATCCCTGCCATGAAATATCGGCCACGCCCGAAACGACATTGCCTTTCACATCAATAAGCTGAATCACGCATGGAGTCCTTGAAAGAATCTTGAGCCCTACTGCGGTTCCACTGTCCTGGATAGCGTCCAAATGGCAGACAACGGTCTTGTAGTTCGGAGTCACGATAGGAAGCGTTATACCCTCAGCCGGAACCTTCAAATCTTCAAAGTGCTCATTTCTATCGGGAACGTCGATGAACGCTTTAAGAGACTTAATGACTGTTTCCTGTGAGGTGTTGTTCAGTGCGACTATCTTGATTTCAATCCAGTCGCCCTTGTTTACATAGAGCCTGTCGGAGTACTGTTTCCACAAGTCGTTGGCTATCGGGTAAGCGGTAGAGTCCGCAGAATCCTTCCGCCAAAACGGACGGTTGTAGTCAATCTTTCTCCAATAAGGAGTAGACAGTGCTTTCCTGTAATAGACAATGGCAGGGCCGTCTATGTCATACTCAAGCCAAAACTGCCCGCTTGCAGGTGCCGTCATGCGGGTAAGGATTTCATACTGCTTAAAATTTGTTTCCCATGCAAAGTCATCTGCACTAGACCATCTGTACCCCGTGGCAGTAGGCCACATGTATACATCGTTGACGGCATGGATATATCCGTCTTGCATTATCTTGCCGGTATTACTTGTAAGAGCTTCCCATGTATCAGCCTTGAAATCGTTCTCAACTAATACATTCTGCTCAAGCAGGTCGCCCAAATCGAGAATGCAGTAAGCAAAATTATTTGATTCATTCCCTGCATTATCCACGGCCTTTATCATGACAGCGTGAGTTCCCTGTCTGACGGTCTGCGTTTCATAGGGCTGAGTAACAATCAAACCTTCCTGCACGGGAATACCTGCGTCCCAGTTCAGTTCGCTTCCCTGCGTGTACTTGATACGGAATCCCTTGATGTCGTTCGGGGATGGGTAGTCAAAGTCCCACCAATAACGGCGGAGACCGCTTGCCATCTTTTCCACGTTGATGGTTTTTACGTCCGGCGGCAGGGCATCTGTGCCATTGGTTAAGATGTTGTTTGTACAGTATTCTGACTTTATACCTACATCGTTCACGGCACACAAGCGCACATAATAAGTCTTCATCGAAAGGACGTTCAATGTACACTGGGTTTCGCCAGAAACAAACTTCTTTTCATACATCCAGTTTTCCCCGTCATTGGAAATTTCCATGACAACGGGATTGAGCGTCCTTGGATTTATCCATGTGGCGTGAACAAGATTGGTAATTGTGCTGTCTGCTTCACAGTACTTTTCCGTAGAGAGAATCAAGTTTTTTGGCGGTTCCACTGTGTTATCGTATCGTTCGATTTCGGGAATATTGGTCACATCCATGTCATAGAGTTCGGGATAGTACTCAATAGCCTGGATAATCCTTGTCTCATCGGAGTGGGAAGCGGAAATTGAGAGTACACGGAATTTCTTTGCTTCATGGCCATTGTGTCCGATGACATAGATGCAGTCCGGTTCAGCGTCAGAAGGCGCACTTGCCAACGTGACCTTGTTTCCTGCGATAGAAGAAATATTATAGTAGGACGGTTTGTCGGTGGAATTGCCTCTGATAAGCATCGTTGTTACGTCAGACAGGTTGTCCGCCGGCTGGTCGATGGTTACCACGTTGCCGTCAATCGCAACGATTCTTCCGCCAACGCCCCAATCCATGATATCTTCCTGCACAAGAATGACGTCGCCTATCTGACAGGCGATAGCGTCGGCAAAGGCTTCAAAGGAAGCAGTCCTTATCTCATACTTGTTCGAGCGGAGCTTGTAGGCCCCGTATCTGTAAGCCTGATTCACGTCTGTGCATCCCATGAGTTCAATCTGCGTGGGCTGCTGAGGCGTGTCGGATTCGTTGTAAGAATCGGAGTAGACGGCCAGTACGTCACGTTCGTAGTTCTTATCCTTGTTCATGAACGAAACTTCAATGCAGTTGGCCCGGTCATCAGTGGACTGGTATTCGTTGCTGAAACTATCCTTCTTGATGTTGGCTACCGTGAAGAGCTGTACCGGGTCGGATGCACAGTCATAGATACAGGAAACCTTGGTGCCAATCAACACGATTGCTCCGTAACCGACACGGCATGGGTACTGCAATGCGTCATACAGTTTCATTGCCGAATCATACAGGTAGTTGAAATCAATGTTATTGGCATCGCACATATCGGCCCACGCATTGAAAGCGTAATAGTCGATGTTCTCATAAGGGATACCTGTTGCCACGAAAGAATCTTTGCCATCTACGGAAGTCAGCTTCCTGCACTGGTGGAGAATGTCATAAGCGGCCCATGCCGGATTTTCGGCAGGTTTCTGTTCATAAGCTTTGGTATCTGGGTTCCATACCCATACAAGGCTTCGGGAAATCAGACATGTTAGCTGAGGGTCTGAGCCGGAAAGCTGGTCAGTTGCAAGAGCCTTCAAGCCTAACAGGGCCTTGCCCGGATATCTGAAATCATCATAGATAATCTGTGTGATACCCACCCACTGAATCTTGTTCGCAGTCCGTGTTGAGGTATCGTCCTTGTGGGTACATCTTACCCGCACTTCATACTGGGCAGGTTCAAGTCCATACACGTCATAGACACGATAGAAAGCATCGGTTTTCTTCTGGCGGATAACGCCGTCACCATTGTGGGAAGCAATGACTTTCTTCTTGTACTCATCAAGAGTCATAGAATAAGTCCACTTCTCGATATGGTTTCCGTCATCATCGGTCTTGTAGACGGTATAGGTCTTTCCACGACGGGTATAAGTATAATCAACCTCATAGCCCTGGAATGTCCCGCAGTCCTGTTGCCAGTGGGTCTGCCACCACGCCGAAGTTCCATACAGTCGCTGAAATCTCCTGCTCCACGAATTGCCATTGGGGACAACCGGTTCCCATGTGTAGTTTTCATTCCATACAGGGATCTTTATCCAGTCGGTGTCACCCACCTTGCGATACTGTGCTTCGATGGTGACTCCCGTCCAATCCGGGTTGCCCCGGTCATTGGAATGGTAAAGGCCCTGCGGGAAGGACAGTGTGATTTCAATCCCCTGTGCATCGTTGCCGTCACACTGAACCGTGTGCCATACCGAATCATTGTTCAGTTCATAAGCGAGTGCAGTATCAGCATAGGAATCGTTGAAATTTTTCATCACGGTTTGGGTGTTGGTTCCCATACGTGTCTCTATCTCGCAGTTCTGATAGTTGGTTAAGGGGTTTCCGTTGAGCTTGATATCGGTGATACTGTCAATCGGCCCCTGTGCAAGGCAGTAGAGAATGGACAGATACTGTTTGTCACCGTCAGAAACAACATGACGCTGAAGCATAAGCCCTGCGGTCTTGACTGTGCCGTAAAGAACAGGAAGCACATACCCCTGCCCTGTGAGAGTAGAAGGCGTCCCCCATCCATAGGTGTTGGACTGTTCCGTGTTGGTGAGGTCGACGGCGGGTTTCGTCATCTTCTCTATCATGTGGTTGCCAATCATGGTAGCGGCAAGGGAAAGCCCGATACGCCACCCAATAAGCATCTGTCCACCGATAATTCCCGCTCCCAATGCTGCGCCGACAAGAACCAAAGTGGCAGGAAGAATCCACCTGAACGCCTTCTTGCCGACTTTGGGAGCTACCAATATTTCATCGCCATCATCGGGGATATAGGTTTCATCAACCGGAATCCCGTTTACGGCAAACACTCTTTCGCAGTCGGCATGAGTGACATAGTCTGTCACTGGCCCGCCTACGTAGGTTTGGTAGTACTGGTTATCAATCTTGCGTTCAAAAGGGTTCTTAACTTCAATGACGTGTATTGCCATATCGATAAACTCCTTTCAAACGTGGACGATAACGGCTGAATCGTTCAATGCATACTCCATTTGGAACTGTAGCGTGGATAATCATGTTGTTACCGAGATATACAGCGGCATGGTCTACCCCGTGGCCGGAAAGGTCATACACGCAGATGTCGCCTTCCTGCGGCTCCTTCTCAGTAACAAATCCCCTGTAACCATCGGAAATGCAGGGGATTTCTTTGTAGCCCGGGAGGCTGATGTGATTTCGCTTGTAGACTTCCTGTACAAGTTCCCAACACTGCATCTTCGTGAAGGGAGTTCCTAAAAGGTCTGTGAAGTCCTTATTTTCTAGCATACAAGCCTCCCTGCGGCACAGTAGGCGTGCCGCCGAATCGTTCACTGTTGCCGAGTTTTCGGCAGTTGTTCAAAGTCTTGTTGCAGGTTCCGTCCCCAATGTAGCCACACTCGATACCCTTGAACTTGAACGGGCAGAAGTCCTTCATATTTCTTGTAAGGGGAAATCTTCTGTACATTGAAAAGCCCGGCCCCAGTTTGAACGTGGCCTTGTCCCTGTTTGTGGTAGCGGAAATCACTACAAAATTCTCCTGCTCAAGTACCACATCCGAAATGTTGGTGTTGATGATGGAAATATTTACTTTGGCCCCACCGGCCCCATCATACTGTTCCAAAAGGGACTGTATGGTGCCTGTCACATTGGAAACGGTCAAGTTGCAGGAAGGAATCTCGCTTGAGGTCTGTTTCACGTCTGACAGGTTGAAATCATAGGCGTGGTACAGGTTTCCATTGAAAGTGATGTCCTCGGTGTTGTATACGAGCCGAATCGGGTCTTCATCCTTGTACTTGATTGTCAAGAGCTGCAAATACACGCCGTCCGTTGCCACCTTGTTTTTCTCGATGATGGACGCAGTAGAAAGACTGAGCATTACTTACACCTCTTTCAAAGTTACTGAGCCGTTCCAGTAGTCCATCTCGACCAACTGGAAATCAAGGCTCTCATTATCAAAACGGACAGTGAAGGGCTTACCCGAATAGTCATTTCCGGGGTCATTCGGGTAAGCCCACTGGAAAGCAAGGGCACCACCGTGCATGGAATCATAGAACGAGCGCAGAAGGTTGTAGTCCTCTGTCGGAAGCTTGCTCCACGTCAGTTTGAACGCCCTTGGCATCTTCGTGAACCGTGGGCGTGTCAGAATGGTTTCGTTGTCCACCTGCATTTTCAAAGTATGGTCAGTCTTGGTTTCCTGTAATGGATAATCGGGGGTCTGAATCGTAGGAAAAGTATTCGCCATAAAATCACCTCAATCCTGTTACCATGTCACGAAGCCCGGCTTCATTCGTTGAAAGAGCTTCCTCGACCGTGGTAAGGACGATGGTTTTAAGCATCTGCCCGTGATTTACCGTAGTCGTGGATTCTGCCTTCATATTGGTGCCGGTGTTGTTGTTCACTACAATCTGAATCGGCTGAGCGGTCTGAGCATTAGAAGTTGGAACACTTGGAAACACATGGCCGTCATTCCTGCCCATGGTCAAAAGTTCCGGACCTCTTTCGCCAACGATGTAGGAACTACCAGCAAGCACATCGCCGCCGGTGGCATGGTTCCCACCAATCTTGAAGCTGAGCGAGGAAAGCATTCTGTTGCCCCATGCGCTCTCTGCAGAAGAAGAAGAGCTCCCACCAAAAGGAATACCGAGAGCTTTGAAAATCATCATCTTGGCCGCAATCTGTGCAAGGCTTGAAAGAACGGACGATGCAAGATTCTTGAGCGTAGCCTTGAGCCGTGTAGCAAGATTCCCGGTAGTGGTAAAGAATGACGCAGTAGCACTTTGCATATGCCCTACAATATCCTTTGACAACTGCCCGAAATTGATACCTTCCTGCTTCATGGAATCCAGTGCGGATTCCCACTGTGAGCGGTAGTTATACATCTGATTTTCGGTAATCTGCTTCTGTGTATTGGCAAGTTCCTGCCATACTTCGGCCCTCTGCTGCGCATTCAGGAAATCTTCGTTATACAACTCTTTGAGGTAGTCCCTGTAGGATTCCAGTTGTTCGGTCATAAGAGAACGTGCATCATCAGCACTGATTTCACCATTGGTAGCCTGGGAAGCATTTTTGTAATAAGAGATATTTCCTTTGTAGGTATTCTGAATATCCTTCATGTCCTCAAGCTGCTGAGCTTTCCATGCCTGTTTCTCCATGGCTTCGGTATAAGCAGTGATTGCCTTGGATAGAGCGTCAGTATTGACACCTAACTTCTTATCCGATTCAAGGTCTTTTTCATACTGCTTCACCTTTTTGTCGGCGGCATCCATTATCTTCTGATAAGCGGATAACTGGCCGCCTTCGGCTTCTTTGGTAGCTTCGTCGAGAACGGCAATGTCAGACGCAGTTTTGATTTTAGCTTCATCAATCTTATGTTTACGTTCAGCATCACGCTTCATGGTCTGTGAAATCTTGGATACATTGGTTACGTCCATGCCCAACTGACTTAAAGCATTCTGAACGGCTTCATTCAGTACTCTTGCATTTTCCTGTAGCTGAGCCGCATTGGCATTAACTACGTCGTTCCCCGGTCTTTCAATATTCCGTTCAAAGGAAACTGCGGCGGCTTCAGGGGAACTGGTGTCCACGTTGGCAAAGTTACTGGATTCATCACCCTGCATGACTTCGTAACGTGCCCATCCCATCTGAGCGTATTTGTCGTTGTAGTCGTTTCCTGCATATTCCTGAAGGCCTGTAAGGCGGCTACCCATCCACATGCCAATGCCATGGGCTCCACTGCCCTCTTCATTTTCACGTTCCGGGTAATAATCCATCGTATTGTCGGCATTTTCAAACATATGGGCCGCGCTCATGCCGATTGCGGCATTATAGTTCATGCCGGCGCTGATGTTCAAAACTGCTTCCTGCACGGCATCAGAGAACATATCAAGCGTCACTTTGGGAGCCTTACCACCGCCCGCAGAAGAACCTGCGTCCGGCTTCACATCGGTCGTCATGCGGTCAGCGATGTCCCCTGCATTGGCTTCATTGGCAATGGCCTGTCCTTTGGCATAATTGGACGATTCATCAGAATAGATATCCCATCCGCCGTTATCACCATTGTCGTATGAACCGTCCCCATGGGCCCTATACTGTTTGGCAGTATCAGGAAGGTAGCTGAAATCAAGGCCCTGCCTTTCAAAGTAGTCAATGCCTATACCGCTCTTACTGTTGTACTGGTTGCGACCGTTATCTAACATTTTCCATGCCAAGCCGCCGATTGCGGCACCCACAAGACCCACGCCGGTAAGAACGGGATGTTCTACAAAGAGCTCTGCTTTCCCAATACCCTCAAGGGTCTTGATGATGGCAGGGCCATTCTCTACAAGGTTCTTGAATACATCAAGCAGGGAACCGACGGCCATGGCGCCTACAAATACCTTGTCGGCAAGGTCAGCCATGGTATTGGCAAGGGTCTTGTTCTCATCGGAGTTTTCCGCCACAAGGTGCATCAAAATACCTAAACTCATACTGAGTCCGGCAATCTTTCCCATCCATGTAATAGTCTTATCGGTCACGCTTTCAAGAGATATGCCATGCTCATTGACTACCTGCGTGTGTGCGGTAATGGCTTTAGTAGCCTGTGCGGTCACGTCCATATGGTCTTTGGTAGCAATGACTGCTTTATCGGTGGCTTCTGCCACCTGCGTGAGGTAGTTGGCCAGTTCCTTATGAACTTCGATAGCCTGTTCTTCTGCACCCCTATCCATGAGCGCCTGTTGCAGGTTCTTGGACTCTTCGACTACACGTCTGACGGCTTGATAGGATTCTTCCCCGCCAATCTTAAAGGCATTCCCGAGGGCATTGATTTCGATAGCGGCTTCCGCGCTCGCCTGTTTTACTTCTTCGGTATGTTCGGCTACAAGACGGAAATTTTCTGCATACCGCTGAGCCGCATCCTGTGTCTCTGCAATAACCTGCGTAACGGAGAAGATATTCTTAGGGTCTATCTTCTGAAGGGAGAGAATAAACTGGTTCACGAAGTCCAGTGCTTTTGCCCGTGCTTCTTGCGCAGACATTCCCACCTGCTTGAACTCATCAGAGATTTCATTTAAAAGGAGTTTGGCGGTATTCTTCTGTTCAGCAGGAACAAGTTCATTACCCATACCCATGAACGCCTTGAAATTGATTTCAGAAGCGGACATGTTCACGCCTTGATATGCTTTTGTCAGAGTCTCATCCCAAAGGCGTGCGGAGTTGATGGCCTGTTCAAATACCGGGTTGACTTTTCCCTTCATGCTTGCATGGAGACTGTCCATGAAACGCTCAGAGGTTACCTGTACTACTTCATACTGGTAGCCGAGTTTCTCAAGGGCCGTGCGGAGCTTGTCTACCTCGTCCTGTTCCCATGCATAGATGTATTTCCCTTCCTTGGTCTTGTACGGGCCGTTGGAAGTATCAAGGGACAAATAAGCATCAACGTTGGATTTTGCCTTTTCTCCACGGGTGGCGGTATGGGTGACTGCCTTTGCCATCTTGTCAATGGCGGCAAGTTCAGCATTGGCGGTATCTTTCACCTGTAATTTGCGGTCACGTTCGGCAGAGACAATCTTGTCAATGGACTTCATCTGCTCATCGTAGAGCTTGAGAATCCGTTCCTGTTCCGCTTCCTGGGCTTTCAGAAGGTCATTCTGCGCCTTAATCTGCTCAGCGGCCTTGTCACCTGTCTCAATGGCCTGTTTGATGTATTTATCGTAGCCATCCATGCCATACTTATTGGCAAGGCCCACGATATTATTCTGACGGGCCACGGCTTCTGCTTCGGACATTCCCATGCCCTGCCATTTAGCGGCAAGGTTAGTGATGGAGCCTGGGGCGTTCGACATGGCGTTCAATGTCTTTACATACGCATAGGCGTTCTCGGCGGTGTGAAGCATACGGGCGTAGGATTCTACTGCGCCGTCTATAAGAGCTTTCTCCCGTTCCTGTAAGGCAAGTTCCTCTTTGTGCTTTTCAATACGGCCTGTAATCTTGTCACGAATACCCTGGATAGCCTTGCCAATAGAGGTCTGAGCATTATAGTCAAACCGATTCATGGTGGCAATATTTGCAAGGTCGTTCAATATGTCCTTGGTCTTGAAAGCCGCAAACCCTGCGATCACAAGGCCCAAATTATTGACGATGCTTCCGAATACACCCTTGGCCCCATTGGCAAATATGGAAAGATACGGAGAAGATGTCTCCCAAATATTCTTGAGACTTTCACCAATCCGCATGATGGTCACCGAAACGTCAGTCAGGGCAGATGTAAAAGCAGGGTTGATCTGCCACTGGTACGTGGTCTTGTCGATGACTACAAGTTTCTTGGCAATGTCACCCAAAATGTCGGAGTACACGTCACGGAGAGGGGACATGCCTTCGGCAATACCTCTCTGTAAGCCTTCCTTGATTTGGTCGAGCTTACCGGCTACCGTGTTGGAGGTCTGCGTGGTAGCCATCTCGAAACCTTTCATCTTGTTGATGAGGAAGGAATACAGCCCTTCAGTGGACTGCTTGGCGGCCTTGATGTCGGCATCGGTAATGCCCAAAGAAGTTGCCAGCGTGGAAGATGAAGGACGGATGCCGCCTGCCACAAGGTCACGCAGTTCCTGGATAATCTGATTAGATGGTAAACCCAGTGATTTAACGGCGTTCGTGCCTACGGTAGTCAGCTTTTCAATCTGCTTGATGGTCATTCCGCTTGCAAGGCCGGGGCCTAACAGGGCACGGAAGGTGTCAATCAGTTCCTGCGCCGTTGCAGCGGTCTTGAGGGATTCAGACTGCAATTCCTTCATTACCTGCTTGGAAACGGCCATAGCCTGGTTCCAGGTAGTCTGCTTGCCGTCAATCTTGGTCATAGAAGAAAGAATACCTGCCATACCAATCTGGTTCGTTTCAATCATATTGGCATAGTCATAGGCGCCACCTACGATGGTTCCCCACAAGTCGCCCATCTTCTTGATACCCTCATAAATGACGGTATAGCGCATCACCGAGTAAATCAGTCGGTTTACCATCTTATCCATGTTGGAAACTGACTTAGCCGCCCCATCAAAGGAGTCCGCCATGTTGGAGACTCCTTTAGAAGAAGCGGAGTTCAGCTTAGATAATTCGGTATTGAACTGTGCAAGCGAACGGCCCCCATTACTGAGAGAGCTCATCATTTTTTCGTTGGCACGGGCGATGTTATTAAGCCCGGCGGTGGCGTTGTCCACCACCGTAATTCTAGCCCTTGTTTCCGTTACTGCCATTTCCGATACTCTCCTTTATAAGCAATGATTCAATAGTCCTTAATTTCATAAGCATGGGACGTGTGAGCCGTTCTCCGTACATTTCAGAAAATGCCTTTATGTCCTGCCAGTTTAGGCCGCTGATGAACGGTCTTTCCATGGTAGAGACATAATGCACACAGTTAGCCACCCTGAAATAGAAGTCAAGTGCTTTGACGTTGCCCGGCAGTGCATCAGGGCATCTGTCGGGGCAGTTCCTACAATCAAGCACTTCACCTCTCTGTTTGGCAGCTTTACGGCAGGTTTCACAATACCTGGGGCCGCCGTTCATTCTCCATCCCCAGATATCCTTTAGTTTTTTTCTTCTTCGAGCTGAGAGGTTTCAGTGCGGTCTTTGGTCTTTACAAGCAGGTCGAGAATGGTGCCGGGTGTTACCTTGGTGGTCTTTACATCGATACCGTAAATCTTTTCGGCTACCCATTTAGCGGATTCAAGGGTCTTTTTGAAATTGGACACCTTGTCTTTTTCCATATCTGCAAGGAAGTCCGCATATTCTTCAAACTGTTCAAAAGTCATTGCTTTCGGTGTGATTTTCATGATAGTTCTCCTTTTTAGATACAAAGAAAAGCCATGCACCGTGGCATGGCAATTCTTCATATGATTGATTAGAAATCGTAAGACGGTGTATCGTTGGTCAGAGTGAACTGGATGCAGGTTCCCTGTCCGGACGCTTTGTAGAAAGCGTTGAAATCAAGTTCCTGCGTGATACCCTTGGTGCCGTCAATGGACGGGGTCTTGCGGGCAAACTGGACTTCCGGCAGGTCAATCACAAGGGACTGCTTGCCATCGGCGTTCGCCAGTTTAATCTGAATGGCGGTAGAGGTTGCATTGATTGCACGGTCTATAAAGGATTCATCATCAAAGAAAGCAGTGAGCTTGCCAGTCGGGGAAATGAGTCCTTCATTAATTCGGGTTCTGTAGCCCTTGGAGCCAATTGCATAACCGCTATCATCAAGACCGAATGCAATGGTGAGGGACAGTTCGGTTACGACTGCGCTTTCCACGCCGTCGATCAGAATAGAAGACTGGAAATTGTTCAGTCTGTTAAAACCAACTTCAGTAATTCCTGTGGTAGTCACCGGACTGTTGCCGATTTCTTCGTCGCAGCCGAGAAGTCCGGCACGAAGTGTCAGTTCACCGTCTCCGCCGAAAGAGGTTTCGAGCTGGTTTACTTTTACCCCTTTAATGATGGAATACAGGCTGTTTGAAAACGCCTTTTCCACGGTAAAGGAAGGTTGTGTTTTACCGGCTTTGAACACATGAGTGTAAAGGCCGGTAGAATCAGCAACGGGGGTGGTAGTTGACTTACCGAATGCGGCGGCCAGCATGTAGCCGGTGGCGGTAAGGTCAAGCGGTACGGTTAAGTCGCCGGTGGTATCCACGTTGCCTAAAATAGGCTGGACAGCATCACGCCGTCCGGTAATGGTTGCCGGAGCGGTAGTGTTCTGTGAGGAAGAAAGGGTATTGGAATTGAAAGGAATTTTATACCCTTTGATAGAAGAGGGGAGCTTTTTCAGAGATTCTTCCGGGTAGATTCGGGTCTCTGAATATACGCCCATTGCCTGTGGCATAGTTTATCCTCCTATAGGTCAAAATCTTCTTGGTAGCTTGTACCAATGTGTTGATAGATTCGTTTGGAAATCTGCATCCTGCCTAACCAATGCTTGCCGGCGGGGTCTAATGGGAAAGGACCTGCGGTTTCCACCTTGGAACACGGGCGCAGATTCTTTTTCGGGTCGTTCAATACATTCTCAATGAGTGTCATGAACTTGGCTCCGACATCAAACAAATCCGGCATGAGAAGGCCATTTTCGTCCTCAACGAGTTCAGACTTTTCGCCGCCCACGCCAAAATATATGGTGAAGGAATAAGAACAGAACTCTACGTTCTGCCCCTCCTGCTTTTGGAAATCGGTTATGACAATGTAAGGTGTCTTATCAAGTGTAGGTTCCTGTGAACGAAGCGTATCGCCAACAAAGACCGTCACGGACTTTTTGAACTGCTCATTGCAGAAGTCAGCAATGTCATTATCTTTGCTGAGCTTCTTGCCCAGTCTGATAAGAGCGTCAGAAATATCAAGATTCTGTATCATGCCCTGTAAATCCTATACTTTCTTCGGTTCTTCTTACCGAACTCAACATTGCCATTCATGTAATCCTCAACCTTCTTGTCGATAAAGGCAGGGAGTTTCGGCTCCACTTTCTGCATTGTCGGCAAAAATATAGGGCGGGACGGGGTTTCCAGTTCCGTTTTTTTCGCGGAAAGCGGATAGAGGAACTTGGAGAAGTCGTGACTTGCAAGAGCTTCCTTGCCGTACTTGGCAATCTCGGCCTTGTAAACCGCAAACCACCTGTCACGGATTGACTTGGTGACTAGCTGAACGCCGCCTTCTTCGTTATACCGTCCGTACATGGCAGATGTCCTTGATGTCCAACCGATATCAACGGCTGATGCGTCTTGGTTGTACGCATAGCCGATAGCCCTTGCCATCTGCCCGTAAAGGAAGGTAGACGCATGGCCGCCCTGGAGCTCACGCCTTGGGGGCCTTGCGCCTTCGGTAAACCACTTTCTCTGCCAACCGGCAGATTCGGAAGCCAGTTCACCGCTCCTCACGGTCTGTTTGATGTACTTTTGTACATGGAAACCAATGGACTTGGAAACAGAACTTACGAACTTTTTGTTCCGTTCAAGGGCGTGTTGGACAGTGGGGGAGAGTTCATCGGACACTCCGATTTCAATCATGTCCATGTTATCTCCACCCTCTTTCGTCCTTCGAAGCCATAACAAGGTAGTGGGAACCCGGTACATCATGTTCAACTATCTGAGCCACGGAGTAGTTGTCTCCATGGTAGACGATGGAATCGCCTGCGTGCGGCGTTATGCCGTTCGGGTCGCTTTCATCATCACAGACAGAGAACAAGGCAATGTCTGCAATATTCGCATTTTCAACCTGCGTATGCACGGCGTTCCAGTCACTGCGGGACATGGATGCGCCGATATAAACGAGCGCCACGATGTCACGTCCGTTATAGGTGACTGTCTCGCCGAGCCTGTCGGGCGAGAAAAAAGCCTGCCGGCTGATTCGCCGCTGCGCATCCAACATTCCCATGTGGTGTCACTCCTTAAAAGTTAATGCGTACCTGGATTTCGGTATCGTCTGCGGAAGCATCAGCCCACACAGTACCGAGAGCCACGCCGGAAGTGCCCTGTGTAGCGGTTACTGCATCAGACACCATGTATACCTTGGTTCCTGCGGTAATCTTTTCAGAAGCCGTCTTCGGGAACTTGTACACTCCTTCGGCGGAGCACGCCACAGCTTCGCCCACGTCAGCGGAGTGGGACGTCACGCCCACGATGTTGCCAATCTGTACAAGTTCACCATAGCCCACGGCCTTGGTGGCAACGTAATCAATGATTGTACCTGCTTTATAGAATACGCCAGTCATTATTATTCACTCCCCTTCTCACTGAATCGGGTTCTTAACGAACGGTCTGTAGTCAATCAGATTGAAACCGAAATCAGTCCACATCTGATATTCAATGCCGAGATGGGTCTGAGGAATGACAGTTCTTGTCATCGGACGGTCAACGCCGTTCAGAGTGGTCAGTTCGATACCTTCCATTTCCTGCGGACGGCCAATAGCATAGAATGCATTGCCGGAGAGGTAAGGAGAGGTAAACAGTACCATACGATTCTGCATCGGATTGGCCACGCCGTTGTGTGTAGCGGCAGGGTCAGAAGTAGAATTGAGTAACTGTTCATGTTTCACACTTGCGTCGTCGGAAGCAAGAATATAGGCCGGATATACGCCGATAAATGCCTTGCCTTCGGAGTCCTTCTGCTGATGCATGAGCTTTCTTGCTTCTGCATAGCCTTCAACGGAGATGGACAGTGCGGTAGAGCAGATGTTGCCATGCTTTTTGTCGAACGGCACCTTGTTCAGAAGCATGTCAAAGAACATCTTTTCTTTGAGACGTGCAAAACCTGCGGACTGCGCAGCAATGGCGCGGGCCACGGTGCCCATGTCGTCGTTGATGAAGATTTCACGTGTCAGAGCAATAGCCTTACCGTAAGTGGAAATGCTGGTCTGTACTCGTTCATCTTTCATGGTCTGATAAGCAAATTCATCAGATTCAGGGCTCATGAGTTCAGGTTCACCATCAAGGCCGATACGGTATTTATATGCCGGTTTGAAATCGGAGTTGCTTCCTTTGGAGACAAAGTTCTGATAAATAGTCGGCTGTTCGGTATAGCCTTTCAGCATGGTCTTGTTTGCGAAACCATCAACGATGGATACGAACTGTTCTGTACCCATGGCGCGAGAGAAACCGCCGAACATCTTCTCAAAGATACCGCCTGGGGTCATGAGGCGGAGGTCATAGTCGGAAATGTCGCCATAACCTGCGGAACGAGACAGGCAGACTTCTGCAAGGCTTCTGAGGGAAGCATGAGAGAATGCGTCTGCACCTTCACAGGCATTAGCACGTTCAATCACGCCATAGTGAAGTGCAAGGCCGTCCACAGCTTTGTTGTGGAATTTTTCCTTGTCATCTTCGCCCATGCGGATATTGACTCCAGCTGCCTGATTGCGTTTGGAAAGTTCATCAAGGACTTTCTTTCTTGCGTCATCAATGGTACAGTTCACGTCGTCCACAAGGGAACGCTCAAATTCTTCGGCCATGCCGAACTGGCGGCACACACTGGAAATAGCAGTGATTCTTTCATGTTCTGCCTTTCTTGCTCTTGCGGCGGCGGCCTGTACTGCGGAATCATCGTTCTGTGCTACGGGTTCCGGCACAGAAAGGTTCTGTTTGGTATTTGGATCCATTACTGGTTCTCCTTTGCTTTTACAAAAAATATTGATTTCTTTTTCAGCGTTCATGTCCCTGCCTACGGCGCATCCGGGGTCAGCCGGAAGGGAAACAACACTGATTTCAAACGGTGCCCATCTATCGGTAACGTCCATGTCGGTGTCATAGGTTTCACCCCTGTATTCATTGCCTTTCTCCACACGTACAGTGTGCTGGCGTTCATAGCCGACACTGATACCACGGATGGAGCCGCTATTGATTTTTCCGAGAATCTTATTGGATTCTTCGTCATCATCAAGAGTGATGGCTGCCCGAACCATACCCGCTTCATCGAAGCTGATGGATTCAACTTTGCCGATAACCGTGTCCCTGTTGTGGTTAAACAGGACAGGCATCACACCGGCATCGAACCGGGTAAGGTCTACATTTTCCCTGTTGCAGAGGCACCGTTCCGGGACAAACCAGTTGTCGCACGGAGCGTCTGTCATGAAAGGGAAAGAGAATGTACGGCATTCCTTATCGTCATTGGCTTTAAGGGCCGTACTTCTAAATGCATTAAGTTTGATTTTTGTTTTCTTCTCCATTGTCTTCCTCCTTTCCATTGACATCTGTATTTGAATCTTCCATTGAGAATGAAAGATTAATACCTTTTTGTTTGGCATAAGCCTGTACGTCTGCCATCTCATCAATCCGTTCCTTCCAGTCCTGCCCGTGTCTTGCCACGTAGTCTTGGAAGGAAACGCCGCCATTGGCAAGCAGGATTGTATCTGCCTGAGCTTCTTTCAGCGGGTCAATCCAACCTGCGGAGGAAGTCAGCCATTTGGCTTCGTAGAAATCATCGTTATTGATGTCGAACCCCGTGCCGTCCAAAAGTCCCTTGAGGTAGCAGATTTGAATGAACCGCCTATAGAGCGGTCTCAAGAAATACTCCTCAAGATAAACCTTTACACGGCCATAGGTGACATTATCCATAACAAGGTTCTGCCGTGCAGAAGAGTAGTTGACTCTTTCCACGTTTCGGCTTGTGCTTTCAAGGGAAAGTCCGAACACGGAAGCGATACCTCTCTGCTGAGTAGCGATATGGTTATCGGCTTCGTTGGCCTGTCCAGTGGGGAGCAGGAATTTGGCGTGTTCACCATTGTTCAGGTATTTGACTGAACCACCTTCGATGTGTTCGATACGGCGTTCGTCATTGGTATTGATTGCACGGCCCGGAGCGTTGATGGTGTTATCCGTTTCAATGTATACGGACGTACAGGCCGCCGTTTTTTGCTGGAAGGAAATCGCATCGTTGTAGTCCTTCAAGTCCTGTGCAGGGCCAATAGCTGAGTGGAAAGGAGTGATTTCACGGAACTGCGATACCCTTCCCCGTTTCCATAGGAAGATGACATCTTCCGCCCTGTACCTTACAGGGGGGAGAGGCGTGTAGCCGTCCGGCGTTGTCTGAGAAATCCAGTAGGCAACAGGAACGGCTGATTCAGTCATTTCCACGCCATTCACAATGACATTCCCGTTCTCAGCTACCACCATGGACCCATCAAGTTCGTCCACTTCATGGAGCTGAATGGTCAACGGGATTTTCCGTTTCGGGTCAAGTGGGAAGGTCGCCATAACCCCGCCGTCATAAAGCATCCGACGGAGAATCAGTTCGACTAAATCGTCAAGCGACTGCTGCTTAGTCCAGTCGCAGTTTTCATGGTGACACCATGTGTCCCACAGTTTCTCAATACGGCCGTTGAACGCATCGGAAGGGGACTGGGCCTGCATATTGAACCCCACTCCAATAACATTGTTCGCGAAGGCTTTTTCAATGCCGCCAGCGGTAATGGAGTTTCGTTCAAGGCTCCTTGCCCTTGCCCTCAATATATCACGGCTCACCCTGTCCACGGCGTCGGCGTAGGCATTATCCATCAAGGAAAACCCTGCGTCCTTTCGTGTCTCATAGGCGCCGGCATAGCCGAAATAGCTTGCCCTTTCGGCCTTGCTGATAGCGGCACGGCGTGGACTGAACACGGACTTCACATCGTCCATGTAGTCCCCGATTCGAGCCAGTAGTGTTCTTTTGCTCATCCCATGCCTCCAAATTTAAGCAGGACGGTATCAGTGTTTCCATTGCTGCCGCCATAGGAAGCAATGGCCTGGTCTACTGCGGCAAGGCGGGAAAGGACTGTGTTCAAGTCAACCTGCTTCACTCTGCCGTCGTGGGTCTGAAATTCCTGTCCGCCCTCAAGGATGTTTTTCCTTGTCTGTTCGAGAAGGGCCTTTTCTTCTTTCAGTTCTTCAAGAGTCATGTTTCATCACCTTCCAAAGGGATTGTAGGTATATCCGCCGGAGCTTTCCTGTCTTGCCTGCGGAACCTCTATTTTCTGTTCCTGTAACAATCTGACGTTGCACACATCGGCGGCAACATAGGCGTATACTTCGCAGTCAAGGTAATGGTTAGGACGTGCGGAGGAAATCTCTCTCCACACTTCTTCGTTCCCATCAAGTACCTTCTGTTCGGCGGTAATCATATCTGCGTATTCTTCATCGGTATCAGCATCCACGTCCCACGAACCTGCATTTCCCACCGGCTTGTTCATGCGGTAGTAAATAAGGTCTTTGTACTTGTTCGTATCGACTTCGTACAGTAACTGGGACTGTACCCACCGTGAACCGTGGTCTCCGGGGTTGAGCTGCTTAACCTGGTAATACTTTGAAATCTTGTGGTTCAAGCCTTTGACAGGTATGGTCAATGGATAGTTTTCATAGCAGAGGTCATAAATGCGTTCGGATTCAAACCCTGAGTCAACGGCGCATAACCTCACCATGAGAATCTTGTCGGAGCCCTCTATAGGCCACTGCGTATTCATGATGTTGATGATGTCATCAAAGGTCTGTGCATCACCGTTCGCTATCTTCTGTGAACGCATTCCTGGGCCCCATGCACGGATAACCCAGTAATAGTAGCCCTTCTGACAGTCAACGCCGGCAGTGAGCATCTGTGCCCACCGTGGCACGATACCAGCAGGAACATCGGTCTTTTTATCAAGGACCTGTCTTGCCTTTACCTGTGCGGTCTTTGATTTCCACGGTTCCCCTAACCATGAGTTCACGAAGTTCATGAGCTGAGTCGGGTCGTCCTTGGATTTCAAAAACTCACGGGCACATTCATAGAACTGTACCCATGGGGAATAAAGTGTATTCAGTCTGAAACCCACGGTCTTGGGCGTGAAGGAAAGTTTCTCATCCGCTATCCACTTACCCTTGCGGAGCATACCGATTTTGTCACGGTCGTGGATATGGTGCTTGCACTTCTCGCACATATAGTAGGTTTCATGAGACAGTCTGTATTCGTCATCCGTGTTCGGGAACTTGAGGTTCTTGAACTCGAACACTTGAAAATGCCCGCATTCTGGGCATGGGACATAGAATCGGTAGTGGGCCTCACTTTCCTTATAGGCCTTGTACACATAACCGTATTCGGTTGTTGGAGTGGACATGACAAGAATCTTTCTCCACGGCCAGTTTTTAGTACGTTCTTTGACGAGGGAGATTGGATTAGCTTCACGGCCAGTCCATAATGGATATTTATCAACTTCATCCATGATTACCCTTGGGATAGGCCACGATGCGAGCTTGGCAGGTGAGTTGGCACCTGTCAGACGGATGAATCCGCCGGTGAACCTTACCATGAGGGCCTTGCTTCGGTCAGCACCCGAAACCTTCTTGGCGACTGACGGCGTGTTCTTGAGGGCCTTCTGAAGACGGTCAATAGAAAAGTCCTTGGCTAAATCCTCATCTGGCATGACATAAAGGATACGGCACGGATTTCTGTCAATCGTGTAGCCGCATATATTGATACCGGCTTCGGTGGCCCCTACCTGTGAAGGTTTAAGGAAGGTCGTCACCTGCGTGGTCTTGTCCGTGAATGAATCCATAATGGCTTGCAGGTAAGGGGTATTGCTTGTTTTCCATAAACCTGCGGAAGGAGATTCTTCACGGGTAAGGATTCTGTGGTGGTCTGCCCATTCACTTACCGTTTCCGGCGGCGGGGGCAGGAACGCCTGTCTTGCGTTTCTTATAGTGTCGTTTAGGTTTTTCTCCCACATCTTTCTGACTGTCGGAGTTACCGCCTTCTGCAAGTCTTTCGAGGCACCCGCTAACGGCATTTGCTACCACCTCCCTACAATCCTGTGCCACCTCCGGGGAAATCGTATAAATCCGTGCCTTGACTTCTTCGGGAAGCTGTAGAAGTTTTTGACGGATATCCAGGTATTCCATCTCAAGAGAATCTTTGACCTGTTCCTGTGGAATGAGTTCACCCATCATCTGAAGAGTGACCATCTCTTCCTGCTTGGCTTTTTCAGACTTGTAGTCCGCTTCGGCCTTCAATTTCCTCGCACTGTCAGACATAGCGGTCTTGCCTGTCTGCAAGGTGTCGTTCCGGGCAGCGATAAGGTTCTTGAAATCCACTCTTGATTTTTCAATTGGGAAATCGTGATTGTTAATCCAATCCTGCAAGGCCCTCTGTGTCACGCCGAGATTCGCAGCCGCCACAGTTACCGAACAAAGGATGTGCTTGGTTTCACTGAGTTCGATTAATGGCTTCCTTGGCATGACATCACCTTTCCCGCACGAAAAAAGAGGACGTATTTGCGTCCTCTATAAATTCTTACGATACTATTTTAGCACATCAATAACTATCATTTTCAATCATAATTACTATGGCTAATAGGCATTTGTCATGGACATTAACCAACGATAGTATTCGTGCCCGAAACACTCAACCCCTCTTTTGCGGAGCCTGTAAATCTGCGCCTGTTCATAGTTCTCAGCCCTTATGATGGCTTCGATGGGAAGTGCGGAGATGTAATAGTCGGTGAGTATAGGTATGCATCTGTCATCCGACAGGGCGTTGATTCTCTGCCTTGCCGTCTCCCGTGCTTCAATTAGGTATATTTTCTTCTTGGCTATGCCGGTCAAGATGTTGTCAACGCAGATAAGCCGTGAAGAAATATCACCGTCACCGCCGCCGTCCACACGGTCTTTGGAATAGTCGATACCGCTGATATTGTAGAGCCTCGAGCGGGTCTTCTCCTCATCACGGGACAGTGCTTCAATCCTTTTGTCAATCCTCCGTATTTGAGAAAGATATTCTTCGGCAGTCATACATACACCTCATTTCCGTGGATCAATCTTCTCGCCCTTCAGAACGTCAACCGCCCATTTCGTATACTGTAGGGCCTTTTCCATATCCTGGAGCTCATGCCCCTTAAACCTTGAGCGGAGAATGTACTTCACGGCGTTTCCTTTGCAGAAGCCATACATCTCCTGCACGTTGAAGTACATCTGCATGATTTCAATAGGTTCTACATCGCATTGGTTGTAATGGGACTGGGCAATAGCCATTCCCGACTTGTCACCATGCCCGAAGGTGGTTTTCCAATTAGAAATGGCGGCGCAAATTTCTCCCGGTATCAGATTTTCCTTACTGTCCATTTGTCAGCCCTCCTTTTCATTTCCTCAACCTCATACCTTGTATCCTTGAGCTGGTTCATGAGGTCACCGTTGTAGGAACGTTCCCATTCAAGCTCATCTTCCAGGTCGTTAATCCGTGCATAGATAAGGAACCCGAACACCGTAGTCATTACGGTGCAGATGATAACAAGCATAATCACAATCATCATTTCTCTTTCACCTCCTGCCCTGCAAGCCATTCCCGATAAAGGGTAAACCAATCATGAGCATCCATGGTCACTTTCCAATTGGTGTTGTTCTTGCGGTGGAGTACGATAGGAATTCCATGGTCTGTTTTCTCTGAATCCCTTGTACTCTGCGCCAGTGCATCGTCAATATTCAGGTGTTCATTCCGCTTGACTTCCACATGGATAAGGGGAAGACCTACGATATCAGCAGAACCTTCCGGCGCATTACCGCAGTACTGTGCCGTCCTATGGCAGTCGTAGCCTTCTGACTTACAGAGCCTGACGGATTCCCTTTCTCCCACTGCCCCCTTCCTTTTGCTATTTATCATCACTAACCACTCCTGTCACATAATCTTCAATACACTTCTTGAGCGAAAGCCAATCATGAACATCACAGTCATCACCTAAACGGTTCTCGCTTTCAGCTTCAACGATATCCGTATAGATAACATGGATGTCATTCCGTATTAGGTAAGGCAGTACGTGCTTGATGTAACTCACGGTGTCACTCACGATGTAGTTTCTTCTTCCTAAAGCGTACCTTACGGCAGACACCATCATTTCACTGAACCTTTCGCCACATGGCACGGAAACTGACTGCATGGTTTCAATCGGGATGCTCTGAAGATGTTTCTTTGCTGGTCTCTTTACCATAGTCAATCACCTGTGCTTCCCATACCGCCAGCACGCTCTCCATTTGCTTCGTCATCGTCCGTAAGAAGGAAAGGAAGAAAAATTCCCTGTCCGATTTTATCTCCAACTTTCACCTCAAGGGGTTCACTTCCATGATTCGTAAAAGCAAAGGCAATATTACCGTCATTGGCTGCATTTCCATAGTAGTCTGAATCAATCACCCCTACTGAATTAGGGATTGAGACCTGTTTCTTGAATCCCCATGATGAACGTTCAAAAAGCAAAAGGACGGTGTCTTTGGGCATCTTTGCCTTTACCCACGTCTTAACAAATACTGTCTGCCCTGTCCCGATAGAAAACGGGTATGGCGAAAAGAAATCATACCCTGCTGAACCCTTTGTGCTGCGTTTAGGCAGCTTCACTGGAAACGGACAATTCTTTACCACTTCAAACTTAATCATTTCTTTTCTCCTTTCATTACCAACAATCAACTTCAATATTGTCTTCGTCCTTGAGGCATTTAGCCAGTTCTTCAAGGGTAATGTACCCTTCTTCGTAGCACTTGTACTGCTCCATACAGAGGTCTACAAATTTGCTTACCCTACCGTCTTTCTTCATGAGTTCACCATAGTGGTCATGGATAACCATGGCCCGCACCGCCAGCATGAGGTTGAATGCTATTTTACAGCCCTTTGCGGTAGCTTCTTCTTTCATAGAATCGCGGAAACAAGCATTTCCTGAAAATTATCGTCCATGGGCACCTACTTGCAACTTGCTTGAGACTGACTTGAAACTGACTTGCTATAAAGTTCAAACTTGCTCCTGACAACAGGAGTTATTCCAAAGTCCTCCCCGCTCAATGCTCCGTCATCTTTTCTCATGTATGCTCCTTCCTATGTTCGAACGATTCCGCGTTCACGATTCAACACATCTGCCATCTCCTTCGCAAATTCATAATCAGGGTAGATGCCTTTCACAAGAGGTTTCGGGTCCCAGTTGCAAGCAACTACAAAAAGTCCATTCGGTAACTCGACCGGCACCCACGGCCGCAGCCTATAGAAATCCTCGTCTGTCATGTTGTTCAACATATCAATGCCATCCCTCAATCTCCACCCCGGCTTCTTCCTTCAGGATTTTTGCCATTTCATCAAGCCGAACATAACCTTCTTCGTAGCATTTGTACTCTTCCATACAGAGGTCCACGAATTTCTCCACCCGGCCTTCTTTCTTCATCAGGCTTCCGAACTTGTCATGAATCACCATAACCGGAATCGCAAGCATTAGCCCAAAGGCAAACTTACATCCTTTCTCTGTGGCTTCTTCTTTCATGCGGTCAATGTCAGACTGCTTGATTGAAACCATGGGGTCTTTTCTCTTAATACCCAATCTGCGTCTTTCCTGCCTGTTCATTTTCTTTCACCTGCCATGGGTAACTTCCCATCCTTATCAAGACTTTCGATGTCGGCAAGCACAAGTGCTACCTCATCAATAGTAAGACTGCCGATAACATCGTCGGTGATTTCGGATTCATACCACAGTTGTCCTCCACGAAGCACGGCTACTTCAAAAAGCCCTGCACCGTTTCCCCGGCTCATGAAGTTCCTTATCACGCTTGCACCGAATCCGTTCGGAAAGGCATACAGATACTGAATCCACAACATTTTCTGCTTACCTAACAACGGCGGAGTAACCCGGAACCCTTCACATTCCCATGTTTCATAAGGGTTATAAGAACCGAAGTGTAACTTTGCGTCTTTCGGATTGATTTGTTTCAACTCTGGGAAAAATGCCATATACCACACCTCTAATCATGCAATTCATAATTATCTCTGAACCCGTCACGGTAACCCTCACGATATCCGGCTTTGAAAGACTGATAATCTGCATCGCTGGATTTCATCTTTGGATTTCCAACCATATATCCAAACATACAACAACTGTCGGAGCATGTAATATAGATAGCCTTAATGCAGTCATAGCAAAGGCAGAAACTCAAGGTATCATCATCGAGGTCATAGAATTCAAACAAATTCTTATTGCCTCTGCAAATACTGCAATGACTTTCTGGGTCATTTCCCGGCTGTCTAATCATTAATCTCATAACCGCTTCACCTCAACTTCACGCCGAATAGAAAAATGATAATGTAGTTTTCCATACTATGCCTCCCTGGCTGTAAGCCGTCCGTCCTTCCAAACCATGTCGCTTTCCTATTTGGACTTTAATTCCTCCACTTTGATGAGAAAACACCTTCATGTTCTTCATAGCTTTTCGATAAGCTCAGCAGGTAAATCTGGGAATCGTCCTGCCAGAAGCCGCACACGGTCATACAGTCTGCCAGCCCTTTCTCCAAATTGCCCCAATCGGGCTTAGTGGTTTTTGGCCTCCCCGGGTTATGTTTCTTATCTTTGAAGCAGAATATCAGGCAGAGGGAGATGGGCCCTTTTGCCGGCTCTGCAGGCGCATGAGGCATTAGGGCGGAAATGTATTTCTGCCTGATTTCCACCAGTTCAGGCGGAGTGTAGAGCACCGCCTGGCCTTTGACTGTGCGGAGTTTCTTTTCCTGAAATGTTTTTGTAGGTACCTTCATGGGAAGGAAGAAATGATTCGTTTTCATATTTACCTCCTTACTGGACACAGGAATCTCTCATTTTCTGACATTCCTACTAAAGGGATGGAGGTAGGGAAGGGTGTGTGGCGCAGCTTCTCGCCACACCCTTTCCCCTACATCCCTCGGTTTTTCTTTAGGGAAATTCCTATATATATAAACTGGTTTTTCCAAATATTAGCAGAATATTAGAGTTACTCATTGCGGTATACTTTACCTTCACCGCATTTGTATTTTCCGTTTTGTTCGATATATAATTTCACAGTTCTTTCAGAGACGTCGAAGTATTCTGCCATGGCCTTGACCGTCACCGGCTCATCTCCTAAAGACAGGGATTCATACGCCGTATCTACCTGGACTACGCGGCTCTCCTTTTTCGCTTTCTTTACCAGGTTCCCTGCTTCCCGCCCTTTGGCCTGGATGTCTGCCAGACTGCCTTCTTCCATAGCCATGTTCAGGAAGCCTGCCTCATCCGGCACATGGATGGGATACTGGAACCATACATTTACCGGTTCGAATGCCGGGAATTCGCGGAGCGTTCCGGAGATACGAAAGGCCGTAGGCTTGGACCGGACGCCTGCTGCCCTGTCTGCCTCCTCATCGTAGGGCGTTTTCTTGCTATTCGATACCGCCAGCGGAATCATATCCAGGATGGCGTCGGGGTCTCTTGCAAAGACACCGGAACCGGAGGACCGGTCGATTGACCGCTTCATCCCCTGGCCGCCTTTGGAATGGTGATGGCAGTAAATGACAGCGCTGTGCAGCTCGCTGGCTATTTTGTCAAACTGGTTGCAGAAATGAGCCATCTGGTCAGCACTGTTCTCATCACCGGTGATGACCTTGTAAATCGGGTCGATGACCACCGCCGTGTAATTCTTCTTGGCCGCCCGGCGGATAAGCTTCGGCGCCAGCTGGTCCATGGGGATAGCCTTCCCTCGAAGATTCCATATGTCGATATTTCCCACATTTTGCGGAGGGAGGGCAAGCGCTTCATACACATCCCGGAAACGATGCAGGCAGGAAGGCCTGTCCAGTTCCAGATTGCAGTAAAGCACATTGCCCTGTCGGCATTGGAATGTCTGGAGCCATTTCGTCCCCTCGGCGATGGCGATGCACATCTCAATGAGTGCAAAGGACTTCCCTGCCTTTGACGGTCCCGCCAGAAGCATCTTGTGCCCCATGCGGAGCACATTATCAATCAGCGTGGGCGCCAGATCCGGCATATCATCCCATACACTGGCCAGGCTTTCCGGATCAGGCAGGTCATCATTAAGACTTTCCACCCATTCCAGCCACTCAGCATAATTCTTCTTGCCGATGTTCGTGGCCATGAGGAACTGTTTGTGCCCATTCCTATAGACGCCCGGTAGCCGGGAAAGCCTGGAAGGGTTACGGTCATTATCATCCACCATAAGGCCGTTATGCTTGCAGATGTCGTAGAGCTTCTGTACTCGTTCTTTGTACTCCGCCAGGTTCGCCGCATCAATGTGGACAATGGCGTGGATGGATTTCTTTCCGGAGAACACCAGCGCCGCCACAGGGAGCTCCATCTTCCGGATGAGTTCTTCCTGCAGGCCCGGTGCCATGGAGTCAGACTCCACAAGCGCATAGCGGTAGTCTGCCACGTTGATATTCTTTACGCCCTGACCATCGAAAGGATTGAAACGAATCCACGCCCCGGCATTGGGATCATAGTCGCCCATGGCATAGCCGATAGCGTCATTGGTAGACATTTCACCCTTCTGAGCCTTCAGCTTGTACTTCTTCAGCTGTTCTACGAAATGCCCGGCAGTCAGTTGATACGTACCGGCCGATGGCACATAGCGTCCATCCTTCTCATAGGACTGCATACTTACGGCCACGATATCATCCGGAAGGAAGATGGCATTCAGATAGGCGATCATGTCTCCCATCTGGTCCCAGTCCTCCGGTTCCTTGATTTCCTTCTCCGCTTCCAGATAATGGGTGTCTACGATCTGCACATCGGAAATCACGCTGTCCCATTCCAGAGCCCGGTCCGGTTCTGATTTCTTTTTCGATAACCATCCTCTTGTCTTGGCCATCTGGGTGATTGTGGCCCCAGTGACAGGATCCGGATTTCCCTGAAAGGATTTCCATTTCCTGGTGCATTCCCCTTCATGAAATCGGGCGCTGTCATTCCGTGACCACTCTTCCCATACCTCATAGGGATACCCCTCATGCTGCAGGGCCATGCCCACCTGCAGCCATTCATCATAACTGCAGGAAGCAGGGTCTATGGAAGATAGAGGGTCCCTTAAATCGAATTTCATCATAATCCTTCACCAACGAATAATTCCGGTTCCGGCATGTAGGATGCAGGATCTATGCCTTTGGGAATCATCCAATGATTCTTGGAAATCCGGGCAATCATGCTGTTGGCAGAGCTGAAGCTCCATGTCCCCACATGCATGAATCCCCTGCTTTCCAGAAATCGAATCTGTTTTGGCGTGGACAGCCCTGCATTCTTCCGTTTGACCAGCTTGTCAATGATGAGACTGGCCTTGCCTGCGTTTTCAATGTCATCCGGAAGAATACCGAACTTTTCCAGTGTCTGCAGCTGGTTCTTGCTGGCCGGTGCCATTTCCCATGCAAAGGTGGGTACATAGCCGGAAAGGTCTTCTGCCTGGATAGACATTTCGTATTGGAGAGGGTCTACCAGCTTCCGTTTCCTTGCCTTCATGGCCTTAAGCTGTTCTGCCAGGGCATTTTCCCTTTCCTCGATGACTTCTTCCCTGGACTGCTTTTCCGCATCCTCGATATCCACGGCTTCACCGGAAGCTTCCAGGTCTTCTGTCATGCGATCAGCGATTTCCTGCGTCTTACAGATCAGGGAAGCCGGACGGCAGAGGTCGTGTTTTGCGGTATTCCAAAGGAAATCAAGGATAAGCAGGTCTTTTTTCCCCGGGGAAATCCTTGTGCCCCGCCCGATGCACTGGCAGTAGAGTGAGCGGATTTTCGTAGGCCTGAGCATGACCACACAGTCCACTGATGGACAGTCCCATCCTTCGGTGAGGAGCATGGCGTTGCAGATGACGTTGTACTTCCCATCTTCAAAATCTTGCAGCACCTGTGCCCTATCCCGGCTGCTTCCATTGACCTCTGCCGCAGAAAATCCATAATGTCTCAGAATAGCTGTGAATTTCTTCGCTGTTGCTACCAGAGGGAGAAAAACCACGGTCTTCCGGTCTTTGCAGTACGTCTTCATTTCCTCTGCTATTTGCTCCAGATAGGGGTCCAGAGCCGTCCCAAGCCCTCCGGCCGAGTAATCACCCGCTGACATGGATACCCCGCTTAAATCCAGTTTTAGAGGGATTGTCTGTGCTTTGATTTTGCAGAGATAGCCATCCCGCACGGCCTGGGGAAGAGAATATTCATAAGCAAGGGAATCAAAATAGGACCCCAGGCACATGAGGTTATTCCTTTCCGGTGTGGCCGTTACGCCAAGTACATGGGCCTCCGGGAAATGTTTTAAGATATGCTGGTAGCTGTCTGCCAGACAGTGATGGGCTTCATCGATGATGATGCTCCCAAAGGCATCCGGAGCGAATTGGTTCAGCCTTTTATCCCTCATGAGTGTCTGCACGGAACCCACTACGATGCGGCGGAAACTGTGCAGGCTTGTTTCATCTGCCTTTTCCTTTGCACAGAGGAGACCTGTTGCCGATTTGATTTTTTCCTGTGCCTGCGTCAACAGCTCATCCCGATGTGCCAGGATAAGGACTTTTGAGCCCCTGCGGACTTCGTCCCTGGCAACATTGGCAAAAACAATAGTCTTGCCCGTGCCTGTCGGAAGAACGAGCAGGGTCTTTTTATGGCCCTGCTCCCATTCCTTTTCGACGGCCGCAATGGCTTCCTTCTGGTACGGCCGAAGTTCCATGATTAGAACGTCCCGGCCTTATAGCCTGCGGCACCTGCAGGTTTATCCTCTAACGGTGGAAGATAGCGACGTACTTTATTTCTCATTTCTCCGTTATATTCTTCGTTGCGAAGCTCTAAACGTCCGGTAGCTCCAACGATATGGTTCCAATCCATTCTGAGTTTACCTCCGACTTCCATCTGACCGATAGAAACAAAGAACTGTGCTAATGTCCATGCGCGATTTGCTGTGAGAAATAATTGATCCTGCGCATAACCTTCTCCCTGTTTATCACCGTGAATAATAAGGCCCAGAGTGGCCTTATTACAGGGCGGAATCTTAGCACTTCCCGCATGGTGGCCTCTTTCGAATTTAGTCACTGTAAAGTTGTAGACTCCCGGTTTGAGAAGAACGAAACTCTTACTGTCATCTGTAATTTCGCTGTCCCAGTCCAGCGTCTTATCTGAAGCAGCGGCATCCGGCTGTGCGGATCCGAACTGTGAGAAATTGCCATGATTGTTGTATTCTGCCATTTTGAAATCTCCTTATGCCTTAAACGGTGAAATATTATTGATAATGAACTGTTTGATCTGGTCCCAGGCTCCGATGAGGACGCCGTCGATGAAATTATCCGGATAGTCGCCAAGCTTCATATCGTCCGGGAAATACCCTTTCATGGCCACGGCCTTCACAATTTCTTCTTCCGTGATATCGTTCTGCTTCATCAGCTGATATACCTTATCAAGGAGCGGGTTATTTGGCTTTGCCGCAGGAACCTGCGGCGTTTCCTTTGTAGTTGGTGGTTCGGGTTTCGCCGGCGCTTCTGGAACCGGAATAGGCTCACTCTTGACGATTTCCTGTACCTGCCCTCCATTCGGAATGCACTTGGCGATATAGCTGTAATCAAAGGGAAGCTTCTCCGGCAGGTTGAACCGGTTCTTCGCATCGGCAAAAGTGGTGTGAGATGTCCACATCATCCGTTGCCCGCCCTGGGCTTTCTGTTTCTTGCTCTTGTCATCTGTGACCAGGATGGTTTCATAATTGGAGAAGAGAAGCAGGTCAGCCCACTCCTTTACCAGCGGCGCCACTTTGTTCGTAGTTTTGCTGGAAAGTTTCAGTTCCCAGTGGTCATACTGGCCCATTTCATCCGGAAGGGTGACCGTCTTGAGCACTGCATGGGCAAGAATGCAGACATTGATTCCCTGGGTGATGCACGTTTCCAGAAGCACCAGGAAGCGGGAGAATTCTTCTACCAGATAGGTGTAGCCGTTTCCATAGCCGAAGTCCTCGATTCCCTTCTTGCCGAACTTTCCGCAGATGTATTCAATGCAGAGCCGTTCAGCCGCATCGGCTGTATCAATGACAATGGTCCGGCAGGTAGATGGATTCTCATAGATGAACTTAACGCTTTCCATCAGCTGCGGCCATGATTTGATGTCTCCTACACGCTTCACATCCAGTCTTGCCGTGCCGCCGTCCAGGTCAAAGAAAAGCGGGTCCGGCCACTTGCTGGCGAAGGTGGATTTCCCGATACCTTCTACGCCATACACACATCCTTTTACCGGCCGGCTGATAATGCCTTTTGAAATATTCAGCATCTAAAACACTCCTTTCACATATTTGGGAGCCTTCGGGATATTGGCTTCTTCCTCTCCCTTGACCATGCCATCTTCGATGATAATGGAGCATTCATCTCCGGTAGAAACTCTGGTAGCAATGACCTGCAAACCTTCCTCTTCCAGCCATTTACCAAACTCCCTGAGTGTGTCCGTATCCATCTGTTCCAGCTTGTCCATCAGTACGAATCCGCATTCCGGATTCAGTTTCCGGATGATGGCTACCGCTACCTTCAGCTGTTCCGCTCCGGACATGCCGTCCCATGGTTCGCCCTTGTAAAGCAGGTGACCATCCTTCACTGAAAGGCCCGGGAGCGGCAGGTCTGCTTCCTTCAGAAGGTCAGCCCGGTCTGAACGGACAGATTCAATCTGTTCTGTAAGGCCTTCATACTCCTGCTGGAGGTTATTGGCTTCCAGCTCTGCTCCTTCTTTGGCAGCATTGGCTCGGATTTTCTCATTCATTACTTCCACGTTGCGAAGGTTTTCCTCCAGCTCTGTCGTGCTTTCATCCTGTAGGTCCTGAGCTGATTTTGCAGCCACTTCGGCATCCGCCCTGGCTTTGCGCAGGGTTTCCTCTGCCGCCTTCAGCGCTTCCATGGCTGCCTTGTAATTGCTTTCAGCCCTCATGAAGCGCTCCTGCATCTCCCTGGCATTTATGCGTTTCCGGTCATTTTCTCCATTCCTGGCAAGGATATCCTGCTGTTCTTTCAGCAGGTCGGACACACTGACCGGTTTAGCCGGCATGTTGGGATAGAAAGGCATTTCTTCAGCGGCTTTCTTCTTCCTGTCTGCAATGCGGCCCACTTCCTTGCGCTGGTTGTAAAGCTGTTCTTCCTTCCGGTCCATTTCCATCAGCTTGTCGCCTACGCCGATGATCTGGAGCAGGGCCTTTGACTTCTCCGCCTCCGAAGCATGAAGGAAAGCCGGAAGGTTCAGCGCCAGCTTGCTGATGAACTCATCCAGAAGCCTCTGCCCTGACTTCTTCCCTGTGGGGTCAATAACCTTCAGACTGCCATTGGTGCCCTTTCTTTCCACGATGATACCATTGGACAGCACCACATGAAGGTTCGGCGGAGTCAGCGCCCCATCCCTTTTGGGATTCGTCGGGCGGAACTTCTCGCCGCCCAGAGCCCATGCAATGGCATCCAGCACGGAGGTCTTGCCCTGTCCGTTCTTCCCGCCGATGACTGTAAGCCCCGAAGCACTCGGTTCCAGCTTTACAGCCTTGATTCTTTTCAGGTTCTCTACTTGCAGTTCGTTGATTGTAATCATTTCAGTTTTCAAGCTCCTTCCCACTTATCCATTGGTTTCTGCCTTTCCGACCATGCTCTTCATGAACGCTTCTGCTTCATCCAGGGTCTTGAACATGGTTCTTTCGCTTCCTTCTTCATCTTCAGCTGGTCAAGATAATCAGCGTCGAAGACTTCCCCTGTTTCTCCATTGACGACTGCATTTTCGTCAACTTTGAAGCAGTTTTTGATACCGTTTGCAATACGATAAAGCTGCATAATTTCCTCCTTTATTCTGTTTTTGGTATAATATTTGGTGGGAATAGTGCCTTATTTATCCCCATCAGCGTCGAGATCTGAACCATCTCGACGCTTTTCATTTGCCGGAAACCTTGCATTGAACCAGTTCCACACCCTGAACGCCATTTCCGCTTCTCCTGCCGTGAAACCTCCAAGCGAGGAGCTTGCAGGATAGTGTTCACTCTGGCTGGATGAAACTCTTACAAGCCGTTCCAGGTATCTTCTTGTTCTTTCGATTTCTCTTTCTGTGTCTTTCATGGTTACTCCCATAGTTACTCCGGGAAATTGTCTAAATACTTGCTAAGTGCTCTGTTTACGAGCTCGCTTGCGCTAATGTCAAGGAAATTCATGATTTTCTGCATCTTTCTGTACTTTGTTTTGCTGATGTACGTAAGAACTGGATGCGTGCGCAGCTCGTCTTTATCAATACGATGCCGTCCCATTTACTCACCTTCTTCCAGTTCGAATGTCTGGCATGGTTGATAGGAACGCTCGATTTTCGCATCGTCCGGTGCAGGTTTCTTTGTGTCCTTACCCCGGTATGCGACGCGGCATATGGTCGCGCCATCTTTGAAAATCGACTCGATCCATCCATGCTGTATTTGTGGATTCCTGAATACGACCTTGCGGCCTGTCAGGTCTGTCTTATGAAACTCTTCTGGCGGCATGCTTTGCTCCTTTTACATTGGGATGAAATCTGAATCGCTTGGGTATACCATGCAGATGAGTCCGTCTATCCAATCAAGGCACTTCTGTCCATCATGCATGTCATATTCCATGTTTGCCAGTTCTCTGACTTCTTCACGAAAGTCTTTGTCTCTTCCCTCGGTGTAATATCTAACTAACTCATAGATACCCGTCCTCAGCATACAGATTTCTGCTTCGAGGTGTTTCCTTTCTGTGTCTGTCATTCTTCTTCCCTCTTCTCTTCTTCCACTTCTTTATCCTTATCAGTCTGGGAGGATGCGGTCTTCTCCATGAGCAGGTCAGAAATCTTGATTTTCAGCTCTGCGATTTCTTTCAGAAGTTTCTCTCTCTCCTGTTTCAGAGTGTTACATTCAGCCTGCGCATCATAGCGCTCAGAATTCAAATCTGAGATTTTTTTATCAGAGATGGCATTCGCGGAAATCAGTGCCCTGTATTCATTAAGAGTAATAGTTACCGTGATTTCGCCGGGAATAGCAAAATCATTACGGATATCATTGCGGGAGTACTCCCCGCCATTTTTGGCCTTGAACAATTCTTCGTTAATTTCTAACATTTTCTTTCCTCCTGTGGTAAAATGATGGCGGGAAATCTCTTTTTCCGCCTTTGGCCTTTGACGTCTCGCACACGTCAGAGGCCTCTTCTTTTTGCTAATAAAAGTGGGCAGCCTTTTGGCTTTTCGATTGGGACGCTCCCGTCTGGA